TCAACCGACTGGCCGGAAAGCTAGGTGAAAATGAGTGATGAACAGGTTGTAGCGGAGATCAACCCCGCGCCGGAACCGGAAGCTACGGCAGCGCCGGAAACCGTTGAGACGACGCCGGAGGAACAGCAGCCTTCGAAAACGTTCACTCAGGAAGAGTTGGACGCCATCGTCGGCAAACGCCTCGCAAGAGAACAGCGTAAGTGGGAAAGAGAGCAGCGGCTTGCGGAGTCACAGACTCCAAAACCCGTAGCCCCTCTGGCGGACCCGAATGATTATGAGTCGGCTCAGCAATATGCCGAGGCATTGGCTGAGCGTAAGGCCCATGAACTTCTGGCCCAACGAGAGGCTGCGAAACAGCAAGCGGCTGTCGTCGAAGCCTATCAAGAGTTAGAGGAAACCGCTCGGGACAAATATGCCGACTTTGAACAAGTCGCCTATAACCCGAACCTTCCTGTAACCGATGTGATGGCCCAGACAATTCAGGCGTCCGAAATCGGACCCGATGTCATTTATTGGCTCGGGAACAATCCGAAAGAGGCTGCGCGAATTTCCCGGTTAGCGCCCATCTTGCAGGCACGAGAGATCGGTAAGATCGAGGCCAAACTGACCTCGGACCCGCCGGTCAAGAAGACATCATCCGCCCCGGCTCCGATTGCGCCGGTTGCGGCTCGCACAACCGGCGGCGCGTCCTATGACACGACAGACCCCCGGTCGCTGAAGACCATGACGACTTCGGAGTGGATTGAGGCAGAGCGGCAACGGCAGATCAAGAAGCTGATGGCGCAACAGAGATAAGGCGCTGAAAACATGAGCAATTCGCTTCTTACTATTGACATGATTACGAGGAAGGCTCTGGAAATTCTGGAGAATAACCTTGTAATCACCCGCACCGTAAACCGTCAGTATGACGACAGCTTCGCGGTTGAAGGAGCCAAGATCGGCTCGACCCTCCGCATCCGTCTGCCCGACCGCGCTCTGGTCACGGACGGCGCGGCGCTTCAGGTTCAGGACGACAACGAGCAGTACACCACGCTCGCAGTCTCCAGCCAGAAGCACATCGGCGTCAACTTCACGACCGCCGAACTGACGATGCAGTTGGACGACTTTGCTGACCGCGTCCTGAAGCCTCGTATTTCGCAGCTTGCCGCTTCTATCGACGCGGACGTTGCGAATAGCTTCAAGTATATCGGCAACTCGGTCGGCACGCCCGGCACGACGCCGGCCACGTCGCTGGTCCTGCTTCAGGCTCAGCAGAAGCTGAACGAGAACGCTGCGGTCATGTCGCCGCGCTACGCGACGGTCAACCCGGCCGCGAACGCCGCGCTGATCGAGGGCATGAAGGGCCTCTTCAACCCGGTCTCGGCCATCTCGAAGCAGTTCAAGAACGGCATGTTCGGCGAAGGCATCCTCGGCTATGACGAGCTGAATATGTCGCAGTCGATCAAGCAGTTCACGACCGGCTCACGCACGGGCACCGTAACGGTCAATGCGACGGTCACGACTGAGGGTTCGACGACTGTCGTTCTGACGGGCCTTGGCTCGACGACGATCAAGGCCGGCGACGTGTTTACCATTGCCGACGTTTATGCCGTCAATCCGCAGACCCGTGAGTCGACCGGCTCGCTGTTCCAGTTCGTCGCTCTGGCGGACGTTACGGCGTCCACGACGGCTTCGGTCACTGTTGCGGCGATGTATTCGGCAACGCAAGCTCTTGCGACGGTCGATGCGCTCCCGGTCTCCGGCAAGGCTGTGACCTTCCTCGGCTCTGCTTCGACGCAGTATCCGCAGAACCTGATCTATCACAAGGACGCCATCGCCTTCGCAACGGCCGATCTGCTGATGCCGCAGGGTGTGGATATGGCTTCGCGTCAGGTCCATAACGGCATTTCGATGCGTATTGTCCGTCAGTATGACATCAACAACGACCGTCTCCCGTGTCGTATCGATGTCCTCTACGGTTACAGCGTCATCCGTCCGCAGATGGCCGTGCGCCTTTGGGGCTAACAGATGGGGCTTCGGCCCCATCTCTTTCTCAATTCAAGGAGTTCTAAACCATGGCTATCACTACGCAGGGCGCTTCATACCCGCTCGAATCCTTTGGCCCGACGCCGGCCCTTTCGCAGGGCACGGGCGGCTATCAGTTCTCGGCCGGCGTTCGCGGCGAGCCGCTTATGCGGGCGCAGGCGGCTTCAGCCGATCTAACCGGCGCAACCGTCACGATTACTACCGCCAATCTGGCGGCCGGGATTGTGACGATTGACGCTGGCGGCACCGACGCTGGCGCGTATACGTTTCCGACAGGCGCGCTCATTGACGCGGCTTTTCCGAGTGTTGCAGTCAACACCGCGTTCGATGTTAGCTTCATCAATATCGGCGACGCGACCCAGAACGACGTGACGTTCGGCGCGGGCACGGGCAACACGATTGTTGGCAGCGCGGTCCTTATGGACAACACGACGACAACCAATCCGTCTTCGGCTATCTTCCGTTTCCGTAAGACCGGCACGGCGGCGTATTCAATTTACCGCATCGCATAACATCAGGAGAAGGCAATGCCTAACACTAAACCTGTCGGCGTTGCCTTCTCTGATCCCGAGCTTGTGAGTGGCACGACCATTACGGGCGCGGCGATCAGCGGAGGCACCGTCACCGGATCAACTTTGGACTCTACGTCCAAGGTCGCGTCTAATATTGCTAGCGGGCTTACTGCCAGCCAGCAAGGCGCTACGATTGCAGTTACCACGGCGGGCACCAATGATGTTTTCATCATTGCTCCGGCTGCTGGCGTCCTGTCGTCCGCGCTGTTTTCTGGTGTCGATGCCTTGACGGCAAACGACACCAACTACATCACGTTCTCAATCACCAATCTTGGTCAGGCTGGAGCCGGCACCGCTGCGATGCTTGCGGCGACCGACGCCAATACGACCAAGGCGACTGGCGGAACGGGCCTTGCGGCCAACACTGTTCGGTCGTTGACGCTTAACGGCACGGCGGCCAACCTCATTGTCGCGGCCGGGGATCGCATCCGAATCCGCGCAACAGTGTCGGGAACGCTGGCCAACACGGTCACGTTTCCGGTGTATCGGCTTACATTCACCGTTTCCTGATCCTGCTCCTACAGCCGGCCTACGGGCCGGCTGGCCCTTACCATAGGTGAAAAATGGCTGTAATATACCTGCGCCACCCTAAGCATGGGGTGAAGATTGCAACAATGGATCTAGAGGCTGACTATGACGAGCAGAATGGTTGGGAGCGTTTTGACCCTTGTGACCCTCCTGTTCAGCGTCGTGGGCGGCGCAGCGCAGACCTACACACAGATTCAGTGGGGGATGAACAAGGGAGTAACGCCCTACGCCTTCGGCGCGAATATTAACGGGACGTGGCGCGACCTTGGTACGGTTAGCGCGTCTGGGGCGTGGGGGTTAACATTAAGCTCAATATTAGTTCAACCAACTGCTACTACGCCATCAAATATTTACAGCGCCATTTTCCCCGGCGTCACATTTTCTGATACTATTCAAGCTGTTCGCGATATTACGGCGGGGACTACGCAAGAAAATAACGCTGGAATTGCTGCGTTCGTAAAAAACGCCTCCGGAGGGGCCCCATCAAGCGGAGGCAACGGCGTTGGGTTTTTTGCTGCGATACAATCCGTAGCCAATAACTCTCCTGTTTGGGGCCTTAACACTTTATGTCAGGACGCGCCCACACGCGCCGTGTCGGCGTTGACCGGCAACTATTGCATCGGCGCGGAACTTGATTTCAACATTATGTCCCCTTCCACGCAAGTTATTGGCGTTAGCGTAGGCGGCAACTCACTTACACAACCAACTACGTCCAATGCCTACTTGGTTAACACTTTAAGTCAAGCATTAGGGTATAAATGGGGCGCGGGATTTGTGTCTTTAGCCGGAGTTACAGACATCGGCGTCTCCTTAGGTGCGAAATCAGCATCCGGCTCCAATATTGAAAGTCAAAATATACAGCTTGAGTGGCGCGATGGCGCTGCCGCGTCGCAAATTATGGTTATGAAGATGGCCGGAGGGTTTTTGTCATTTCAGAACACAGGCGCATGGAATGGTATTTCTATAAATGGGGCATTGACTGTTAGTAGTTTTGCAACGTTCCAGAATTTTTCGACGTTTAACGTCGCTCCAAGAATTAAAGGGTCTTCTACTGGTACGACAATTATTGAAACGGCCAACTCCAGCGCAACAGACTATACAGCAACTTTGCCCGCCAACACTGGCACGATTGTTGAGACAAATCTGGCGCAAGCGTTTACGGCTACTCAGACGTTTAGTTCTGGCATTATCTCCGCAGGCACAGCCCCCACCGCCACCGGCTCTGGCGGCACATGCGCGGCGGGAGCGGTTACGGGCGGCGCGCTGGCCGGGACAGTGGCGTTGACAGGCGTTTGTGCTGCGACAGACACGCTCGCGCTTACATCAATGCCTGCGGCCACAACCGGATATGTCTGTGACGCGGCGGATCGCACAACCGGCGTCGTAAATCTTGTTCAGACAGCAACGACGACAACCGGCGCAACATTTACGTTTAATGCTTCTACGGGCGCAACGGATGTTGTCCAGTTCAAATGTCTAGGGTATTGACATGACCTTTGAAATGGCCTGTGCGCTTTGTGAAGCAGGTTACATGAGCGTGGCGGATTACGTTGCGCTCTGTAAAGAAAATGGGTGGGCGACGTGATAACGACAGTCACCCGGCAACAATTCTTTACCGCTTTGGCCGACGTGTCTGAGATGAACGTGGCGTATCAGGGCGTGTCGGCGGACGCGAACTATCCTGATTGGATAGAGTTTAACGCGGCGAAACTGGTGCAGGTTGGCGATCCGCTATATGTTCAGACACAAATAGCTCTGGGCTACACGTCCGCCCAGATGCTTACTCTTTTCGACGCCGCCGTGCAGGTGCCCCTATGACGACCGTAACCAGACAGCAGTATTTTACCGCTCTGGCCCAGCTAGGCGACATGAACCTGCTGTTTCAGGCCGTGCCGGCGGACGCCAATACGGACGACTGGATCGAGTTTTGGGCGGCCGAATATATCAGCTCGGGCGATCCGATTGCGGTTCTGACGCAATCTTCGCAAGGCTGGTCCGACGGTCAGATGATCGCGCTGTTTACCGCAGCGCAGAATGTTCCCGTCGTCGTGCCTAGCACGTCCAACACGATTACCTCGACGGCGAACAATCAGATCAACGGCGCGCTGCGCCTTCTGGGCGTGCTGGCCGAGGGCGAAACGCCGTCGGCTGAAACGTCTCAGGACGCGCTGTTCGCGCTCAATCAAATGATCGATAGCTGGAACACTGAGCGTTTGGCGGTGTTCTCTACTCAGGATCAGGTGTTTAATTGGCCGTCCGGCGTTCTTAGCCGGACGCTCGGGCCGTCAGGCGATTTTGTCGGCAACCGTCCGGTTTTGGTGGATGATTCGACCTACTTCCGAGACCCGCAGACCAACGTGTCCTACGGCATCAAAATCATCAACCAGCAGCAATATAACGGCATTGCCGTCAAGACTGTGACCAGCACCTACCCGCAGGTGATCTGGATTAATATGACCTACCCGAACATTGAGATGTATGTCTATCCAAAGCCGCTGCGGCTTCTGGAGTGGCATATTGTCTCAGTGAGCGAACTGGCCAACCCTGCGACTCTCGGCACGACGCTGGCGTTTCCGCCCGGCTATCTTCGCGCGTTCCGCTACAATTTGGCTTGCGAACTGGCTCCGGAGTTCGGCGTCGAGCCGTCCGCGCAGGTGCAGCGCATTGCCATGTATAGCAAGCGCAACCTGAAACGAATCAACAACCCTGATGACATTATGGCGCTGCCCTACAGCATTGTAGGAACCAGACAGCGGTATAATATCTACGCGGGCAATTATTGATGCAAACGCCTATTCTTGGCTCCAGCTACGTCGCGCGCAGCGTCAACGCTGCGGACAACAGGATGGTAAACCTGTTCCCCGAGATCGTTGCTGACGGCGGCAAGCAGCCGGCGTTCCTCCAACGCGCGCCGGGGTTGCGTCAGCTCGTGCAGCTTCCAACTGGTCCGGTCCGAGGCTTATGGACGTTTGGCGATTACGCCTACGCGGTATCTGGCGCGCGGTTTTATCAAATTGATTCCGACTGGAATTACACAGACAAAGGCGGCGTCCCCGGCTCCAACCCGGTCAATATGGTCGACAACGGCACGCAGCTATTCATAGCGGATGGCCCGACCGGCTATATCTACAACGCCAATACGGACGTGTTTGCCCAGATTACGGACCCGGACTTTCCCGGCGCTGTCGGCGTCGGGTTTCTGGATGGGTATTTTGTCTTCAATGAGCCCAACAGCCAAAAGTTTTGGGTGACCGCGCTTTACGACGGCTCGTCAGTCGAACCGCTTGATTTTGCCAGCGCCGAAGGTTCGCCCGACGATCTTGTCACGCTGATTGTCGACCATCGCGAAGTCTGGCTGTTTGGCCAGACTTCGGTCGAGGTCTGGTATAACGCCGGGCTACCTGACTTTCCGCTCGCCCGTATTCAGGGCGCGTTCAACGAAATCGGCTGTCAGGCGGCCTATTCGGTCGCCAAGCTAGACAACGCATTGTTCTGGCTCGGCAAGGACGCGCGCGGTAACGGCATCGTTTATAGATCCAAAGGATATACAGGCGAGCGCATTTCGACGCACGCGGTTGAGTGGCAGATCCAGCAATATTCGACGCTGGCGGACGCTGTCGCCTATACCTACCAGCAAGATGGCCATGCCTTCTACGTGCTGAACTTTCCGACTGCCAATACGACATGGGTCTATGACGTGTCGACCGGCGTCTGGCATGAGCGCGCAGGATGGGAGGACAATCAATTTACCCGCCATCTTGGCCAGTGTCAGATGAACTATAACAATGAGATTGTGATCGGCGATTACGTCACCGGCACTTTATACGCCTATGATATGAATGTGTATTCTGAAGCCGGGTTTGTTCAAAAATGGCTGCGGTCATGGCGGGCGCTCCCAACCGGGCAGAATGATCTAAGACGAACCGCGCAGCACAGCCTCCAGCTTGATTGCGAGTCGGGCGTCGGGCTTGCGGCCGGGCA